AGACCATCACAACTTAAGAACTTATAATAGTATTCTAAAGGTGTCTGTTGACAGTCAGCACATTGTTTGTATATTTGTTGAACATCATTATCAGGTGCATTGGTTGAATCACCTATTACTTCATAACATCCTTGATCATTACTTAATTCTACTACTAAACCAGGTTGAAGTGGTGTTCCACTTAGACTTGCATAATGAATATTAGTTGGATTGCCACATTCTGCTACTTCATAACTTAATGGAGTTCCACCACCATTACATGCGGCACAACTTACAGCGAGTGCATCTATTGTATATGGAGCCTCATCTTGAGGTTCTATAGCAATAATTTGAAAACATCCTTGTAATTCGTTAAGTGTAACAGTTTGTTGAATTGGTAATTGTGCGGTTGAAGTTGCAAAGTATTGTGCTGAACTTAATTGAGTACAATTGTTTAAGTGTTCTCTAAGCTCATACTTATATAAGACTTCACTACATATTATTGTAACTGTATAGACATCAGATTGACATCCATTAACATCTTCTACATAATAGTTATAAGTACCAGGACAAAGGCCTGTTCTATCTTCACTAGTAACTCCATCAGACCATATAGTTGTATAAGGTCCTCCTGCTCCACCTGCTGGTGTTGTATCTATAGTACCATTACACGGTGAGCCATCTATTCCACAATCTGTAGCATTTACAAAAGTAAAGGTTGAGGTTACTGGAAGCGCTGTACTTGCTGGCACACTTACTTGCACCACTGCAGTTCTTCCTAAAGCATCAGTTACTGTAAGTGTATCAACTCCAACTGGCGCTGAAATAGTAAATGTATAAGTTGGTTGGCCAACAGGTGCATTATAGTTACCACTTGCTCCACTTTGTTCAAGCTCCCAGGTGAATGCTGGTGTACCGTTTGTGGTTATCTGTATTTGACCTTCTTCACCTATACATCCGTTATTAAAGGCAACTACGGAGAATCCATCTAATGGTTCGTCTAACCATATAGGTCTTTGATCGTTAAGAGTAATCAATTGACATGTTACTTCAGTTTCAGCACCTACCTGTGCATTGATAATCTTTTCAGGTCTATAGTATTTACCATTAACAAAGATAACATCATCAAATGTAAGATCTTGTAAGTCTACATTATTTAAGATGAACTTAGCGGTTAACCTTCTACTAAACTTGTTGTATAGTGATGAGATATAACGTGACCAATATTCATCGAATAGAGTTGAACCCTGTTCAAAGTAACCAGCTCCCGGTGAAGGAGTAATATAATATCTAGTATCGTTAGAGAAGTTTAAATTTAGTGAGGTAGTTTCTATTGGCCAATTCTCATAAGGTGAAACTAGAGGCCAATCAGTTTGTAAGACTGCAGAGCCCACATCGTTTCTTAGGTACCATCTGTCTTGATTAACATCTATTGTTTGTCTTCCATTATAGAATAAGATTCTAGTCTTAGGCTTAATAGGAACATGCTGAAAGTCATCACCGTCATGTGTATGTATACTAGGTAATACAAACTTAGGGTTAACCTGTGGGTTCGTAGCATCTCCATGTTCTATCTGATCTAGTGGTGTTGGAGCAATTCCTTTTACTTCTATATCACGAGTACCTTTAAGTAACTCATTAGTAGAATTAAACTGCAAGTAACCATAGGCATGTTTGTTATTATCTTGATGGAATGTATTAATGTAATCCTCATCTTCTTGTTTAGTAAATTCTATAGTAGCAGATTGTGTATTAAATAGAGGCTCTAATACCATGTCCTTATTTTCTACTAGCTTATGAGACCAATCATACGTTACACCACTACCAATGAAATCTTGCCATGGTTCAATGATGAAGTTATTAGGTCTCTTATTATCAGGTTGCATTACTAATCTAAACATAGTAAGGATATCCTTAACATAGTCTATTTGTTTGTGTTCACAGTCTAAATCTAGAGGTGCATAGTAATCACCAGGTGCTGCGGTACAATCCCAATAAGTATTATTAACATATGAGTAATCTACGAAATTACTATCAACATCACAGAATACTTGAATGATAGAACCACCAGGAACTGAGATGTTAGAGTTTCTACTATCCCATGTAAGTGATGATGTGCTTCCATTACCTGCAAAGTTACCAAGTGCTAGTGTATCTATAATGGCTCCACCGGGTGCTGTAACAGTACATAGTCTTAAATAAGCTCCAACAGTAGTATTAGGTCCATTTGAATTTTCTACTTCTGCATTCATTTGTGCTGAAGCTGACATTATATAGTATTGACTCTGTGTTGAAGCAACTGAAGTTACAAAGTAAGAGCCATTACCCTGTGAGCCTGTATTAGAAGAGCCTACTACATAGTCACCTGATATATTTGTAATAACATTATCATTATACATGAATGAGTTAACATCATTCTCACCAGCAGTAGGGTTGTTAGATTCAAAGTTAGTTCCAGTTACTTGGCCTATCTCCATACCAATCTGTTCATTATTACCAAAGGCACTGATGTACATTTGGTGAAATCTATCAGAGTTTAAGAACTCAGAAGAATAAGTATAACCAGCATCTTCAAAGATTTGATCCCATACTCTCTTAGCTCTAAACATAGGTTTCATTCTTGTTTGAGATAGTGCATTTACTTGATGTGTAAAAGAACCAGTGCCAGTTGCACCTAAGGCAATACGACCTTGTTCTACATTACCGTTATCGTCATAGGTATTACCATGATCTATAAGTGGCATAACAATATCTCCATCTGCATAACCTGCGGTTAGTGTTGCTGATTGAGGAAAAGCTTGCCAACTACTAACTATATCTTGATATTGAAAGGGTCCTGTAAAGTCTGCAGCATTAGTATAATTCTGTGGTAAGCCTTCCCAATCAAAGTCTGTCATTGTTATTTGACATAGAGTCTTCTCGGCAATTGTACTTGAAAAGTCTCTTGTCTCTCCTAGGAAAAGTAACTCATAGTCTATTCTATCTAGGTCATCATTTCTAAAGATCTTCTGTACTCTAATGTGGCCTTCTCTAAACTCTGCACCATCTACTATTATCTCTGCATAGTTTTTCTTTGTTACATCAAAGTTAATTCCGTCTACCTCAAATACATTTTCAAAGAAGATGTTATTGTGTCTAGTACCAGGAACTTTGAATGTCTTAGAGAACACCGAAGTAGCATCTGCTTGTGTAATATCCTCTATAGATAGAGTCAACTTAATAGGCTGAGTCTCATATAGATCTAAGAAAAGTGCGGTGTCTGAGTTTCCTTTTTCTTTGTATACCTTAAGTTGTATCATATCTTATCCTCTTTGTGATTTAATGTTATTGGCTAACTTATAGTTAACAGTGTATTGGAATAGTTTGTCCTTTCTAATAGTCTTTTCTGTGTATGAACTACTTAGAAGATTAATAGGTAACCACTGGTTTGCATATTCACCAACAGAGAATCTTACCATAACTGAAGGTGATTTAAACATAGACTCTAGCAGCTTTGCTTCTTCATCATTCATGAAACCTGATGTAGCAGTCCATTGTTCTTTAATAGATTGCGAGTAGGTTGTAAATCCTCTTGATTGCTCGTTAACGATATATCTAGTATCGTTATAGTCTGCAGCTTCTTTAAGGAAGTTATTCCTTTTAGTAAGTACTTTCTTTTCATTCCTTTTAGTAAAGGTGAATTGATCTCTAAATCCTTCTGAATTCATCCAAGCAAATTGAATATGATCATAGTCATTACATGGTGTAGGAAGGATATTATACCTCTGTATTCTCCATGCTGCTTCTGACATAATAGGTACTTGTGATTGCTCGTCAGTTGAACAGTTAGTAGGTGATAGTGGTGTATATAAGACTGGCACTATATAGTAATGCGTAGTTGCACTGCTTAGTGTTCCTTGTGGAAAGTTAGCAGGTCCTGTTGCAAGTGTAATAGTATTAAAGTTACCTGTTGGGATTAAGCCTTGTCCTAAGGTTATGTTAGGTCCACCTCCACTACCTTGTGTATTGGCTAAGAAGCTGGTATTAAAGATGTTACCACTAGCATTACATTGTAAGATATGAAAGCCTTCTATACCTTGTACTAGTGCATTAGCTGGATAGGGTCCTGCTACTCTTGAGATAGTTTGCCAAAATGATTTAGTACACTGATCTCCTTCATATACATTCTGTACATCTATTCCGCCAGGACTTGGGTAACCACCATTAATTGTAAGTAAGTTATCATTAGTCTCTGTGTCTGCTATAGTCCATGTGTTATCTGATAGTGGTCTAGCATGATAGTTAATATCTGTACAGCCATCCACCGTACCATCTACGATAGGTATGTATTCTGCACCTTCATCATAGGGAACTTGCCAATATTCTTTTTGTCCTCCAAGTGTTGTATAGATTATAGGACTTACAGTAAAGGGTGCATCTAGTTGACCATTGGTCTCTGTAGTAAATGCTATCTGATATTGTACTAATTCTCCATTAGCTATTCTCATTCTTGTATTCTGTTGGGCAAAACCAGCAGAGTAGTGTAAGCCATCTATATTATTCTTACTAGGTTCTACTTGAGTCTGTAAGATATTTTGAATATCAAAGATAGCTTTTGCATACCTATTAGGCGATTGTCTAATATCTGCTATCGGACTTGTCTGGCCTACTACAGTGATCTGTAAGGCATACTTTTGTTGTGAAGGTGTAATACCATCTAGTGTAATAGTATTTGCACCGTAAGCCATATCGAATGGTCTATAAGGTGTTTGAGTTGCTGTAACTGCCATAATTAATTATTGAATATGTTTTCTATTATATCTACCATTTGGTCTTGTATATCTTCTATTGAGTAAAAGGGTTGAGCACTAATACCATACTTATAGATGTTAGTTCTTGCACCATAAGAGAGGTCACCACCAGTCATCTTAAACTGTGTGCCAAACTTATGCTTTCTGCCTATAGCAGGATCTTCTAATACATTCTTCTGAGGTCCTCCTAGTGTGTTACCTTCTACTCCGTAGTTTTGATAAGGACCATAAGCTAACATTGAGAATATTATTTGATACCTATCTAAGTTTACTTTAATCGAGTTTCTAAGGTCTCCGCTATCTACAGGTGCTCGTTGTCTCATATCATCTACGATCCTTGTTGCTAACGTGCTTAGCTCTCTATCCATATCGGAAACGAATTCACCAGCAGTCTCCTGAAAGGCATTAAAGTTACTTATATTAAAGGCCATTATTGTCTCTTGTATATTTTCATTTCTACTAAGTATGGAACTCCACTACCAAGAGGATTGTTATAACCTAATGCTGTGAATTGTATTGGGCCTTCAACCAATCCAAATAAGAAACTAGGATTAGTGAAGGTCTCTCCTGCTGGCACAGTAAATGAATATGTACCAGATCTCGACCATGTTGCAGGAAATGGCGGTATTGACTGTTGAGGTCCTAGTGCAGCGGCAACGCCGTTAAATGCATATGCTAAGCCTACTGTCGCTGG